ACATATTCGGGTATAACTGCTAGATGTTTTCAACATGAACTTGACCACATGAATGGTGTTCGTTACACTATCAAGGCAAAACCTTTGGCACTACAAACAGCCAAGAAAAAGAAAGATAAACTTATTCACCGTTATAGGAAAGCAAATGAAAGATTGGCAACACGGGTACGGACTGGATTACCTCAAAGGCCTTGAGTCTCTGTATGCAGACTACAATAAGTTTGCAGATTCACCTTTTGCAGAGTACAAAAAGAATAACATAGCGGAAGATTTACACAAAGGACATTTGCGTATACATGCAGATGGTTCTTATGTTCAAACTAAGGTAAGTAAGTCTTCTCCCATCACTATGTACCAAAATGTAAATATTGCGATCAAGGTACCTGGCGATTATGTTATTACTAAACTTCGTGGTACTGTTGATTATATTGAAGATGTTTGTGAAAAAGCGGAAGGAAATACTTGGTTATATGTTTGGGCAGAAGACAAAACTACCAAACTTATTGCACAACATTACTTTGAATATGTTGGAAGTAAAATCACCACATTTGGTGAAATCTATAGTATATACTTCAAAGAAGGTGTAATACCAAGAGCGGCTCTATTTGTTGACCCTGTAGAAAAGATTGCCATAAAACAGTTGAATATTCCTGTTGATTCTGATATCATAGAGAAAATTGCAGTCAAACTAGAAAACCTAAATATTAAATACCAGAATCATTATAGCAACTACAATAAGAAAAAGTCTTGGTCTGCAATATCTTTACGTGGTTATACACCAGATATTATGCGTATTGAGAAACCGATTGAGATGAGTAAGAAATGGAAAGAGGAACATAAAGATGAAGAATTTTATCTGCAAGATACATTCCTTCGCAAAGAATTTCCAGAAGTTGATAAGCTACTTGAGTTTTTGGGCGATGCAGAACTACATCGTATTAGGTTCATGCGTCTTACTCCTGGCGGTGGTGAGCTTACCCGTCATACAGACCAAGTTGATCCAGATTCTGGTCTTAACATTAATTGTTTATCTAGGCTTCATTTTCCTATTAGAACTAATCCAAAAGTTAGGTTTGGTGTTTGGGAACCAACAGGAAACAAAAAAGAAGTAAACATGCAAATTGGTGAGTGTTGGGTACTTGATACGAGAAAACCACATACAGTCATCAATGAAGGCGATGAAGATAGAATACATCTGGTTGTTGATGTAGTCACAGACAAAAATCTTAAAGAGATAATATTATCATGAAATGGTTTTATGAAAAGAATCGTGAACTGTTAGATTCACCAGTCAATAAATACTTTGAAGAAGTTCTTTGGATGTCCAAAGACGAATTTCGTCAGTGGGTAATAGAACTTCGTAAAACCGTCGTTGACTTGTGGGATAATCACAATCTTCCACCTAGAGTTGGCTATGATGAACAAGAAATCATAGAACAATTCAATCAGATGCATTCTTTCCCTATACACAAATTTGAAGCGGTTGATGAGTTAACAGGCGAAAAAGATGTGATAAGAAATACAAGCGTTGTGGGTAATGCAGTTAATCAATGGTTTCCCACCATGATGAAGACTCGCATCAACTATACAAAAAAAGATGATGGTAAATCCATCTATGATTATTTTGCAAAGGACGAACTACTTGACACTTTTATCACATATGCTACCCGTCATTTTAAACGGGATTCTTTTTACCATTATTCTTTTGTTGCTAAAGCAAGCGAATCAGAACATTATGGATATCTTCCAGTATCCAATGATGCTGTTGGATGGATTGAGGAGTTCGAAAAAGAATTTAGAAAACAGGAAAAATGGGACTACTGGCTCCAACCCAAAGATATAGACAAAGAATATACTGGCTACAATGAAGAATTAAAAAATCAAAAATATTTGTATATACATAAAGATGATATTGAGAAGCTAAATCTTCCAGATAAATGCAAAACTAATGTTGACTATGATAAGTCAGAATATTATCAAATTCGCCCGTATCAATTTAAACAGAAATTATTTCCAGTTGGACTCAAAGCATTTAGAGTTTCATTTTGTCAGTATGCTGTAAACTTTCCACCTTTAACTGCAAAATACTTATATGAAAAATTTACACAGCACTTGGTTGGACAACCTCTTATCCGCATTTATGATCCTTCTAGTGGTTGGTCTGGGCGTCTTCTCGGCTCTATGTCTATTCGTGATGACCGTCATATTCTTTATATTGGGACTGATCCTAACACTGATCATAATACCACTCCTGGTCGTACAAAATATCATGAAGTCGCTGATTTCTATCGTAAGAATGTTAACAAAGGTGGACTCTGGGCAGATGAACACTCCCACACAGAAACAGAAATCTACCAACTAGGTTCAGAAGTTATAAGAGATGACCCAAACTTCCAAAAGCATAAAGGTAAACTTGATCTGGTCTTTACATCACCTCCTTACTTTGCTAAAGAAGCATATTCAGAAGACCCAACACAATCATATAAAAAGTTTGGGCAATATCAAGAATGGCGAGAAGGTTTCTTACGACCCACGCTTGAAACTGCTGTTGAATGGTTACAGTCTGACCGTTATCTTTTGTGGAATATTGCCGACGCTGTTTTTGGAGGTGACATGTTACCTCTTGAAGAAGATAGCAGAAAGATTCTAGAAGAACTTGGCATGCAATATAAAGGTAAACTAAAAATGTCTTTGGCTCAAATGCCTGGTGGTAATAGAGTTGATACTGAGACTGGATTACCAAAAGCAAAGAATTTCTGCAAGGTTAATGGATTATGGTTAAAATACGAACCGGTATTCGTTTTCTATAAACCGTAAGTTTACCACTGAAATACTTGACACACACACTACATAATGATATGATGTGAAAACTTGCTGATTATGCAAGGATTTTTTTAACTTTGTTATTTTTTATTAGGAGATCATGATATGGCACAAAAGCTATCAGCCAAACAGCGCATGTTGAATGCCTTGAAACAAAAAGAAGGCTACAACACTTTCACAGTTGCACAAGCTCAACGCCGTTTCGGTGTTCAAAATGTTTCTGCTCGTATTGAGGAACTTCGCCGTGAAGGTTACTGCATCTATACCAACACTAAAACTCTCGACAATGGCAGCAGAGTAAAATACTACAAGATGGGTACACCTACCCGCAAGCTTGTACAAGCTGCTTTGAAAGGTGGATTTAGTTTTGCTAACTAATCCATGAAAACAAAAAGGAGACTACTCAAAAGGTAGTTCTCCTTTTTTTACACCTAGAGGTCAATATGGAAATAAGCATTAAAACAGAAGAACTAAGAAAAAAAAGTATATTCATTGCTACCCCAATGTATGGTGGCATGAATCATGGCCTATATATGAAATCTTGCCTTGACTTACAAGGTATGTGTATGCAATATGGTATTGCTACAAAATTTTCATTTCTATTTAACGAATCTCTAATTACAAGAGCAAGAAATTATCTTGTTGATGAATTCCTAAGTCGCTCAGACTGCACACATTTATTGTTCTTAGACTCAGATATTAATTTTGATCCTAGAGATGTTATTGCTCTTTTAGCTTTGGACAAAGACGTTATTGGTGGTCCTTATCCTAAAAAAGCAATCAAGTGGAAAAACATTAAATCTGGACTACAAAAACATCCAGAAATGGAACCACAAAGCTTAGAAAAACTTGCAGGTGACTTTGTTTTTAATCCTGTAAAAGGAACAGCACAATTTAATGTAACTGAACCTCTTGAAGTTATGGAAATCGGTACTGGTTTCATGATGGTAAAACGTGAAGTGTTTGCAAAATTTGCAGATGCTTATCCACATCTCAACTATAAACCAGATCATGTAGGACAAGCACATTTTGATGGTTCAAGAATGATTCATGCCTACTTCGATACTGTAATTGATAAGGGGTACACATTTGAAGATGCTCATCAATTACTACAGAGAGCAGCAAAAGGTGAAGATGTAGAATCAGAAGCAAAAAAACTTCTAGGTAAAGAAGAAGAAGCTTCTCACCGATATCTGTCTGAAGATTATATGTTCTGTCAGTGGTGGAGAAACATTGGTGGAAAAATCTATCTATGTCCATGGATGAAAACCGCACATATTGGAACTTATCACTTCCATGGTGATATGCCAGCAATTGCAAACTTCGTTGGAGAAATGTAATGGGTCAAGGTCGTAAATTTGATGGTGGTAAATCAGAGTACGGCCTATTACCTCCTCTTGCATTAGAAGAAACAGTAAAGGTTTTAACCTTTGGTGCTCAAAAATATGAACGTGATAATTGGAAAAAAGTACCCGATTCAAAACGTAGGTACTTTGATGCAATGGAAAGACACATATGGGCATGGAAAAGAGGAGAACAATTTGACCCCGAATCTGGTTTACATCACTTGGCACATGCGATGTGCTGCTTGATGTTTCTATATGAACATGATATAATGTACTCTTTACATAATGGAGAAACAAATGAAACTCTCAAATGAAACACTTATCATTCTGAAGAATTTTTCTGGAATTAATTCTGGAATTCTTTTCAAAAAAGGTAGCACACTATCAACGGTCTCATCCACAAAAACTGTTCTGGCACAGGCTACTTTGCAAGAAGATATTCCGCAAGAATTTGCAGTCTATGATTTGAATAACTTTCTATCAGTTTTATCTCTAGGAAAAGAAACACCAGAACTTGAATTTGATGAAAAGCATATTCTCATTAATTCGCTTGGTGGTCGTAGTAAGATTAAATATCGTTTTACTGATAAGAGTATGATTGTTACACCTCCCGACAAAACTGTTATTATGCCATCTCAAGATGTTTCATTTACTCTTGAAGAATCAGATTATGATTGGATTATGAGAACAGCAAATGTACTTCAATCTCCACATGTTGCAATTGAAGGTGTCAATGGTAAATTGAAATTGACTTCTTTTGATGCAAAAAATGATGCTGCAAATGTCAACTCTGTTGAGATTGGTGAAACAGATAAAGTATTCAAATCGGTGTTTAAAACTGAGAATCTCAAGATGATTCCTGGTAGCTATGAAGTTACTGTCTCATCAAAAGGAATTTCTCATTTCAAAAATAAAAAAGATCCAATTGAATATTGGATTGCAACTGAAAAAGATTCATCAACCTTTGAGGAATAATTATGCTACTTACGTTTACAGAAGCCGAAACAAAAAACTCTATTTCAATTAATCCAAAAAATGTTGTGTCAGTTTTTGCTCTAGTGAAAGCAGCAACTCCAGAAATGGAACCATATATTGGAAAAACTGTGATTATATTGTCAAATGGTAATGTGATTGTTGAAGAAGGATATTTGGATGTTGCTGGTATGATTAGTGGTGAATTGAATCAATACTGATTCAATAATTAAGATGTTTTTTATTATGGAGCATGTGAATGAACGACCAAATTCTTTGGGTAGAAAAGTATCGCCCTCGTAAAGTAGAAGACTGTATTCTTCATGATAGTCTGAAGAAAACTTTTCAGGAGTATGTTGACAGAAAAGAGATTCCCAATCTTCTTCTGTCTGGTTCAGCGGGCGTAGGTAAGACTACAATTGCAAGAGCCTTGTGTGATGAAGTAGGTTGTGATTACATCATCATCAATGGCTCTGATGAATCGGGTATTGATGTTCTCAGAAACAAAATCAAAAATTATGCTTCATCAGTCAGTCTTACTGGTGGTCGCAAAGTCATTATTATTGATGAAGCAGATTATCTAAATCCAAACTCAACACAACCTGCATTACGTGGAGCAATTGAAGAATTTTCATCGAATTGCTCTTTCATCTTTACTTGCAACTTCAAGAATCGTATTATTGATCCGATTCATTCCCGCTGTGCCGTTGTTGACTTCAAGACAAATGGTAGCAAAGCTAAACTAGCTACACAATTTATGAAACGGGTTGAATGGATTCTAGGTGAAGAAAATATCACTTACGATAAAGAAGTTGTTGCCGCAGTTATCACAAAACACTTTCCAGATAATCGTCGTATTCTAAATGAACTTCAACGATACTCTGCATCTGGAACTATCGATAAAGGTATTCTTTCTTCCGTATCTGACATTCAAACAAAAGAACTGATTACAGCACTCAAAGAAAAAGACTTTGCTGCTGCTCGTAAATGGGTCACAAACAATCTAGACAATGACCCTGCTCGTATCTATCGTAAACTATACGATAACATGTATGAGTATTTGCAGTCTAGTTCTATACCTCCTACCGTGCTGGTTTTGGCTAAGTATCAATATCAAGCAGCCTTTGCCGCAGACCAAGAAATTAATCTGATGGCATGTTTGACTGAAATGATGGTTGAGTGTGAGTTTGCATAATGGCAGACATATTCAAAGAAGTCGTACCGTCAATTCTTCAGTCTAAGAAAGATGTTCTTCTGGATGAAAATGACGAAAAAGACTATAATCCATTCATTGTAAATCGTGCTTTGTCCTATCATTTAGATTGTGTTCCATACGTCAATCAGATGAATACAAATCACTTTTTAGATAAAAAGCTTCAATACCACTATCTTCTAAATACTATCAGACCTATGAAACGGAAATTTCAACCGTGGCAGAAGTCTGAGGTTGACAAGAATCTAGCTTGCATTAAAGAGTATTTTGGATACTCTGATAGCAAGGCCAAAGAGGCACTACGGATCTTGTCTGATGAACAAATCGCTTATATAAAAACAAAAATAGATAAAGGCGGGGTGACAAAATAATGATTCGTATAGAAGATATGATAGAGGTGACACTTAATGCGAAAGATGATTTTCTGAAAGTTCGTGAAACATTGACTCGTATTGGTGTAGCATCCAAAAAAGAAAAACTACTGTATCAATCTTGCCACATTTTACATAAACAAGGTAAATATTACATAGTTCATTTCAAAGAACTGTTTGCATTAGATGGCAAACCAACTGATATTACTGATAATGACTTGGCACGTAGAAATACTATCGCTCTATTATTAGAAGATTGGGGTTTGGTAAAACTTGTAAATCCAAAACAAGTGGAAAATCTACAAGTTGGTTTATCTCAAATCAAGATCATTGGCTTCCGTGAGAAAGATGATTGGGAGCTGGTACCTAAGTACAATATTGGCAAGAAAATACAAAGAGATTGACAAAATATCCTTAGTGTGATATAAATATGACTGTAGATGCCTTCGGGGTCTACAGTTTATTAACTCGCTTAACTAAGGAGACTTACATGACTCTCAATCTATTCCCTTCCCGTTCCGTTTACGAACCCTTCACCGTTGGCTTCGACAAGCTGTTTGATCAGTTACAAGATACCGCAAACAACATTGCCAAAAATGCACCAAACTGGCCACCATACAATATTAAGAAAGTAAAAGACAACAAGTATGTCATTGAAATGGCAGTTGCTGGCTTTGCTAAATCTGATATTGAAGTTACTGTAGAAGGTAACAAGTTGGTTATCAAAGGTGCCACACAAGATAATGAAAGTGAAGATTATCTGTTCAAAGGAATCGCTAACCGTGCCTTCCAACGTACATTTACAATTGCCGACAAAGTAGAAGTTGGTGATGCTGAAATGGTTAATGGAATGCTAAGAGTTTGGTTAGAAAATCTCTACCATGCACAAGAAACTGTTAAGAAAATTGCAATTAAAGAAACAGAATCCAAGTAATTGGTAGTAATGGTGGGGTGCAATGCCCCACCTGTTGACATTTGAATTTGCCTGTGATACACTATATACACTATGAAAAAATCTTATCAAAAACCTAAAGAAATCTTACAGAAAGTTCGTAATCGACTTCATATTGATGAGGTTTATTACACCTATTCTCACTGGCCCGTAAAGGACATAGATGGTGTTGCATTTCTTCCTATCATTAAGGAAGTATCTGAACACCCTAAAGTTTTTTATATGCGTAAAGATAACCTGGAGTATGTTAAATGATTCTGAATAAATTATCACAGGCAATGTATAATCGTAGAATATTCAATCCTAAGAACAAAAAAGATTTGGATGAATATGGCTATTTTATTCGTAACAGTAAGTGGAACAACGGTTGTCCATTTTGGCTTGAATGGCCATATCAAAGCGTACCTGCAATGATCAAAGATAAAATTGTTCGTAATATGTTTGATGCATAAGGAAATGACTATGAAGAAATATTTGGTTGAAACTGTGAGTATCTTTCGTCATCGTTATGTTGTGGAAGCCAAAGAAGAAGGACATGCATGTGACGAGGTTGTTTGTAATGATGGAAACTTAAAAGAATTTTCTCAATATCATGTTGATGAAAATATCACCTCTGTTCGTGAAATAGATGATGCAGAATATTTGAAGGTATTTAACAAAGATAATGCGTATCTTCAAGAGTGGACAGAAGAACAGAAATTTAAATTTGTCAATAAGATAAATTATCAAGAATAACTGGCGTTCGTTCAACGGATAGGACAGGAGTCTTCTAAACTCTTAATGGGGGTTCGATTCCCTCACGCCGGACCAAAACGTGGGCCGGAAGCATATATGGTATAGGCATCCGACTCATAATCGGGAGATAGAGAGTTCGAACCTCTCCCGGCCCACCAAAGATTATTATGAAACAAAAATATATTAGAGCATACATGGATGTAGCAAAACGATTTGCTGAATTATCATCAGCAGTTCGTTTACAAGTTGGTGCTATTATAGTTAAAGAAGATAGAATTGTTTCTATTGGTTATAATGGAATGCCATCTGGTTGGAGTAATATCTGTGAAGATACAAATGAAGATGGTGGACTAAAAACAAAACCAGAAGTAATCCATGCGGAAGCCAATGCTATTGCAAAGTTGGCCAAAAGCACAGAATCTGGCAAAGATGCTACTATGTTTTTAACTCATGCTCCTTGTATTGACTGTGCCAAACAGATATTTACCGCTGGTATCAAAACAGTATACTATGAGAAAGATTATCGTTCCAGCGATGGATTGAAGTTCTTAACTGAATGTGGAGTGATGATTTTCAAGACTTCAGAGCCGTCAGATGGGTCGGAGAGAGGTTAAATATAAATAATGATGCATAGGTACACAAAGGAACACCGATGCAGTTCAAGATTGTCAATTGTCCAGATAAAGACTTTAAGCCTTTTGTGTCTGAGGCAGCCTCCTTTTTTGCCCAAGAATTAATCCCAAATAAAAGAATTAGCAATAACTGTAAGACTAAAATTGTCTTTACAAAGAAAATCAAAGAATATGGTTATGCCAGTATTTCTGGATATAACAAAGGAAAACAACCTAGAGAATTTCTAATAGAGATACATTCGGGAATTGGGGCAAGATTAATATTGGAAACACTTGCACATGAGATGGTACATGTTAAACAATATATCATGAACGAAACCGACGATGTATTATCTAGATGGAAAAATAAAAAGATAGATCAAAGTAAGGTAGACTATTGGGATCATCCTTGGGAGATTGATGCATACGGTAGAGAACCAGGATTATTATATAAATTTGTAGTGATGCATCATCTTTGGAATATCTTTGATGAATTTAAGAATCCTGATGATCCAATAGTTTCAATTCCAATAAAATGGAAAGTTTCATAAAAAACATCAAAATAACCCTTGACAAACCAAAAAGTTTACTATATACTGTTAACATATTAAATTTAGTTAGAAAGATTACAATGTTGTCCATACGCAAACCCATTATAAGTCAGCCAGAGTATCACACAATTAATTGTGGTGATGCGTCATGGTTCGCCTTTGGGGTCCGTGTATAGACTAGAAATCTTAATCTAAACACAAGACCCCTAGCGTAAAAACTAGGGGTTTTTTGTTTATATTGGGACATAGTGTAACGGCAGCACCGCAGACTTTGACTCTGTTAGTTTAGGTTCGAATCCTAATGTCCCTGCCAGTGGTGTCTATGGTGTAGTGGTAGCATTACTCTCTGTGAAAGAGTAGGTACGAGGTCGGTACTCGTTAGACACCCCAAAGATTTATGGAAGTGTGGATG